GCACATTTTACAATAAAACTATTATTAGGATTCATAGCATCTTTAATAAGATTCCATGATCTAAGTACATATTCTTTATTCATTTTATATATGTTTTTTTTGAGTTTAAAAAATAAAAATCAGGTTTGATACTATCTCCCCTGAACTCAAAGTTTTAGTTTTCTAAGTGTGATATATGTTGCTTATACATCATTTGATTATATTCATCTGTTGAAGTTCTAGTTTTTAAATAAGCTAAAGCTTTATTTCTTAAACTTTCTTTTTCATTAGATATATCTAATAGCAAATGGTCTTTTAGTTGTTTATTTGTTAATAATCCTGAATATTTATCATTTTGATAAATTTCAGCAGCTAAAAAAGGTTTTGATATAAAAGCAAATTTTTCCTCCCCACTTAACCAATCTTTCCAAATATGTTCTTGATACATTTGAACTGGTAATAACAAACTTAAAACTATTTTAAGATTTGTTTGAGCTTGAATTGTTTCTGTAAATGTCATAATTTATATTTTTTTTGAGTTAAAATTTTTCTGTTTCGACCCTCAATTAGGTCATCATCAGCATAAACAACAGTTTATGGACAGAATAATGTATTAAAATAAATTGGAAGCTTATGGTTTACCAACCTGTGAAATTATAAAGCTGTTTGTGTAGTAGCATAAGAATGAACTATAAGTAAATCTGTATTACAAAAATACTCTTCTTTACCATTTTTATCTACAACTTTTGTAGCATTTGGCATAGAACTTATTGATTTATAAAACTGTTTAGTTTTAGTATTCAATAGTAATTCATTTATAGGATACATACTTCCTTCATAATGTCTAGATGTAGTATTTATTTCATACATCTGATTATAATTTAAGTCAAGCATAATTTTTAGTTTTAATATGTTTTAATTGTAAAGGAATTGTTATAGCTATTTAATGCCGCAAGTTTTTTTTGTGGAAGAATAACATTTTTTTAATATGAAGGATGTGTTTGATGGTTGTCTGTCCCTTACAACATGCCTCACAATTAAACAAAGTTAGCTTCTAACCCACTGAATATCAATAAGTTAGAAGCTAAATGTTTATCTTATACTATATTTAACAGTATAAAAGAATCCTCCTTTAATATCACTAACAGTTTTAAATACAGATAAGTCTTTAAAGTAATTAGTAATATGTGCATACCACTGTTTAAATAATAGTACAGTTTGGAAGAACAATGTTTTGAATGAAAACTTTTTCATAATAAACTTTTGAATTTTAAATTGTTTTGAAAATAAATATACGGAGAAATATTGGGAGAAAAATAAGGAGAATAATTGGGAGAACAATTGTGAACATTTAAAAAAAACACACACAACATTCCTGCTGTGTGTGTTTAATTGTCAAAGGTTAAATATATTAACCTTTAAGCAATGCTAATATTTCATTAGCATCAGTAACAGTTGTACCTGTACTAATTTCAAAGAAAGGTCTTTCTACACCTTGTGCATCAGTAACAATTGTTGGCATACAATTAATACTTTGGCCTACACTAATAGCACTTTTATTTTCTCCTAAAGTACGTTGTGCAAAGAAAGTCTTCCCTGCAAATTTACCTTCTGTAAATTCAACAGTACAAACAAGAAATTGTTTGCCATTAGACTTTGTTTTAATTTCTTCTGAAATTGATTTAATGATTGCTTTAATTGGGTTCATAATAAATTTTTTTTTAAGTTATAAAATTAAAAGAGGGGTCACCTCCACATCAAAACAGAGTAGGGGTTCTTTTAGTAAATGGTCATTAAACCCTCAAACACATTAAATTTTTTCAGCCGTAAAATTTTTATAAAAAAAATTATATCTACATGTAAGTATGCAGGGGTTACTACTACTGAATAAGTGGGGGGGGGATATTGTAATTGTAGAAAAAAAATAAATTACAAACAAAAAGAAAAAGTGGAGTAAAAAGAAAAAATATAATCCTAAATTCAATGTTTGTAATACATTAAAGAATTTAAGGATAATTTTTGGATTTAATAGTTATATAAATGTTATTTGGATTTTGTAAAAAACCAGTGTATATTATATATATGAAGGAAATAATAATATGCATTGGTTGTTGTCCTGATTGTGAAGGACATGTTTGTTTGTGTTAAATTATAGTTAATGTAAAATAAATTTGTTAGGTTTAAACTTAATAGATATATTTGCATTATAAAATAATTTAACATGAACACAGAAACAACACAAACACAAGAAACAAATGAAACTTTTGATAAAGCAAAAGTAATTACTTGGATGAATGAACAAATTGAATTTAAAGAAGTTCAATTAAAGTTACAGGAATTAGATACTAAGATTGCTATTTCAAAAGCAGAATACATGAAAGCAATGTACACTGTTGCACAAATATCTAACCCACAACAGAATAGTCCATCTCCTGAATTAACAGAACATACTCTTACAGAAGAAGATTTACAAGCAAACCCAGATCTTGTTGAACAAGGTTTTAAAGCTGGTGATGTAGTAGGTGTTCCTAAAGAAGCTGTTATGCAAGAGGAAGAAGCTCCTGCTAAGAAAAGAACATTAAAAAAATAATATTGTAAGATGGCACAAGTAAACCAAATAAAAAAGAAAGGTGTCATGTCTAGAAATGAAATTATTAAATTTCAAATTTTTACATATTGTTTTTTAAATAATATAATACTATCAGAAGCAGATGCTGAATGTATGTTATTATTAGTTACAAGCAATTACACCGAATTACATGTATTTTGTAAAAAAGCATGTGAGTTAAAAATATTTAAAACAGCACAGAGTGTAAGGAATTCTTTAAACAAGCTTGAAAAGAAAAACATTTTAATCAAGGAAGGAAAAAATAAAAAGAAAATTTTTATCAATCCTAGTTTAGAATTAATTACAGAAGGAAACATATTATTAAACTATAATTTTTTATCAGTTGAACCCAATCAAATCTAAAGATTTAATAGCATCTGTAGCAAATGAAACCAACTTGTCTACAGATGTTGTTAATGAAATAATAAAAACATATTGGAAAGACGTAAGAACTTCCTTATCAGAACTAAAATATCCTTATGTGCATATAGCTAACTTTGGAACATTTAAGATAAAATATTGGCTAATTGATAAAGAAATTCAAAAATTTACTAATATATTAGCTAAAATGAAATCCTCTGACATATCTGTACGGAAGCAGTATATTATTAATACAGCTGAAGATAAGTTACAATTGTTAGAAAACCTACAAAAAGAATATGTTTCAGAAATGCAAAGAAAAAACTTTATAAAACTACATAAGAAAAATGTTAAGACAAATATTTAAAAATAGAAAACAAATACTAGAAGGTATTAAAAACAATATGTTTAAAAAAGAACATGTTGAAGTGATTGCTAATGGTAGAATGAATGTATGCAAATCATGCAGTAATTATACTACTGATGATGCAGGTTGTCTTGTAATAGGAACAGGCCCGTGTTGTAATCAAAACACTGGGGGTTGTGGTTGCAGCTTAGCATTAAAAACAAGAGCATTAAGTTCAGGATGTCCTCTTCCTACTCCTAAATGGAAAGCTATATTAACTGATAAAGAGGAAGATATATTAAACCAACAATTATAACATGGATGTATTAAAATTTAAACCAGAAACCCATGAGTATATTTCAATAGATGGGTCTAATATAGAATGGAAATCTGTAACAAGTGTCATTTCAAAATTTAAAAAACCTTTTGATTCAAAGGCTACAGCTTTAAAAGTAAGTAGATCTAAAAAATCAAAATGGTATGGAATGAAACCAGAGGAAATAGAAGATGCTTGGAAAGCTGAATCTAAAAGAGCAACTGATTTAGGTACATATTACCATAATCAACGTGAAGCAGATTTATGTGGACTACAACATATTGGTAGAGAAGGTATTAATGTACCAGTTTATATACCAAATGTAAACATTGATGGTACTAAAATTGCACCAAGTCAAAAGCTAACAGAAGGTATTTATCCTGAACATATGATGTATTTAAAATCTGTTGGTATATGTGGTCAATCTGACCTAGTAGAAGTGGTAAATAAAAAGGTTAAAATAATTGATTATAAAACCAATAAAGAAATAAAAAAAGAATCATTTGTAGATTATAATGGTAGAAGTCAAAAGATGGCCGCACCACTTAGTCATTTAGATGATTGTAATTTTAATCATTATGCTTTACAGTTAAGTATATACATGTACATGATATTAAAGCACAACCCATTATACAAAGCAGATGAAATGAGTTTACATCATATTGTATTTGAAAAAGTGGGTGAAGATAAACATGGTAATCCTATAACAGCAATAGATGATCAAGGTAATCCTATTGTAAAAGAAATAGTACAATATGCTGTGCCTTATATGAAACAAGAAGTTATAACAATTATAAATTATTTAAAAGATAAAAAAAATGGAAAAGCATAATGTAACCACCATCATTAAAGAAAAAAATCAGTGGTCAATAAAAAATGATGAAACCATGTCTATAAAAGATGTAACAAATAAATATTTAAATAACCATGTTACAGATGGTATAGATGATTTATATGTTACAAATATTAAATTTACTCCTATTCATTTAATACCAGGGGATTATTTAATAGAATTAATTAATGATGAAGATGATGTTACAAGCTTTTTAAATATATAATTATGGTGAAGATTTTTGACATACAAAACGGAAAAGTAATACCTACAGAACATTGTTATACAATGCTTTGTTATAAGAACATTATGGATCAATATCCTGATGAATATTTAAATATATTTGCATATATATTTTATTTATCATGTCCTAACCCAGAACTTAATCCTTTCTTTGATGTACCAGAGGTAGATAAAGAAGAATTAATTAGAAGGGAAGTAGGAGGAGAATTTGAATCAGATGATGAATTAATAATTAATGCTTTAGAAATTACGCAAAAATTATATGAAACACCAACTGTAAGAGCATACATGGGTATTAAAGCTATGTTAGATAGATTGGCAAAGTATATGGAAACTACAGAAATAGAACATGGTAGGGATGGTAATATTACAGCATTAATTAATGCAGCTTCTAAATATGAAGCAATAAGACAATCTTTTAAAGGAACATTAAAAGATTTAGAAGAAGAACAAAAATCTACAGTTAGAGGTGGGCAACGTCTAAGTTATGATCAATAATATTAATTAAAACTAAAAACAAAAAAAATGAAAAAGTTAATTGGAACAAGAGTTTTGCTTACAAAACCAGTAAAACCAGAATCAACAATTGTATTATCTCCTGATATGGAAGAAGCATTAGAAAGAGATATGATGAAAAAATGGACACATCTAGAAGTTTATGCTATTGGATCTGATGTAACAACAGTTAATGTTGGAGATAAAGTATATGTACCATCTAGTTCTTTACAATCAGCAGATCTAATTGAATTAGATGATTTGTCAGTAAAGATGATGGTTGCTGAAAGGGAAATTGCAATAATATGGTAATAAATGATGAACACTTACAGCAATGGTTATTTCACTATAACCCATACACAAATGTATGGTCCGGTTTTTTACGAGAGTACCTACAAGACTATTTTAACGGAATTTACACAAACGTTTACACCAATACCAGTTTTTCAAAGTTATTAAAAGAAATTAAAAAGAATGAAAGACAGCATTTATAATATTCCTACTTATGATAATGGTATATGGACTTCTACTGTTTTTAATTCAAGAGAAGAATATAGGGATTTTGTAATATCTGTATTTAAAGAAGCAGGTCCTGATGAAGGATATTCTTTTGATGAAACAAGTTTATTATTTAACGGTGAAGGTAGAAATTTTCAAAAAAATGGATATTATTGTAATGCTCCTTTTAGAAGTAAAGATTTTATAGCTTATTGGGATGATCAAAAAGCAAAATCTGTTTATGGGGTTATATTTAAATCAAATGGTAATACATGGTATTTGACCAGAGATTATTATATGTGGATTAACTTTCTTCCAATATATGATAAACTAAAAAAACAGTTTACTTTCCCTGAAGTTTGGGATGGCCAATACCATATGGCATTATATGAATGTATTGCTGAATTAACTTATAAACATTGTCCTGTATTAAAAAAACGTCAGTTTGGTTCTAGTTATTTTCATATTGCTAAAATAATTAATGCTTATTGGTTTAATGAAGGATCTGTATTAAAATTAGGTGCAAGTCTTAAAGACTACATATCTGAAAAAGGTTCTTGGAGGATGTTAAATGAATACAGAAACTTTTTAAATGAACATACTGCATGGTACAGACCTTCTGAACCTGATAAGGTATTTTCATGGCAACAAAGAATTAAAGTTAGAACTGGAGGTAGGGATTCTTATAAAGGAAACAAAAGTATTATTACAGGAACATCTTTTGAAAAAGATCCAAGTAATTCAGTAGGGGGGCCTTGTCATTACTTCTTCCATGAGGAAGCAGGTATTGCTCCTAAAATGATGGATACATATGAGTTTATTAGACCAGCCTTACAATCTGGTATGATAACTACAGGTACATTTATAGCAGCTGGATCAGTAGGTGATCTTGAACAATGTTCTGCTTTAAAAGAAATGATACTACATCCTAACAAATATGGGATGTTATCTGTTAAGACAACTTTAATAGATGAGAATAAAACTATTGGTGAATCAGGATTGTTTATACCAGAACAATGGAATATGCCACCATGTATTGATAAATATGGAAATTCTTTAGTAGAAGATGCTTTAGCTGCTATTGTAGAAGAACGTAAACAGTGGAAAAAAGATTTATCCCCTGAACAGTATCAGTTACGTATTTCACAAAAACCAACTAATATAGCAGAAGCATTTGCTACAAGAAAAGAATCTATATTTCCTCCACATTTAATTTCTCATCAGTTAAAACGTATAGAAGAAAATCAATATTCTGTAGAATATGTTACATTGGAATATGATGCAGAAAATAAAATTGTAGTTAAAAAGACTAATAAATCCCCTATAACAAAATTTCCTGTTGATAAAACAATGGAAGATAAAACAGGGGTTGTATGTGTATATGAAAAACCTGTTCCTAATAGTCCATGGGGAACATATTATGCATCTATTGACCCTGTGGGTGAAGGTAAAACAACTACATCAGATTCATTATGTAGTATTTATGTTTATAAAAATCCTACAGAAGTAGTAAAAGATGAAGGAAATGGTAACTTAAAAACTAATTTAGAAAGGGATGGAATAGTTGCATCATGGTGTGGAAGGTTTGATGATTTACAAAAAACACATGAAAGACTAGAACTTATAATTGAATGGTATAATGCTTGGACTATAGTTGAGAATAATGTTAGTCTTTTTATTCAATATATGATTAGTAAAAGAAAACAAAAGTATTTAGTACCAAAAGATCAAATACCTTTTTTAAAAGAATTATCATCTAATGCTTCTGTATTTGCAACTTATGGTTGGAAAAATACAGGTACATTATTTAAAACTCATTTAATATCTTATGGTATACAATTCTTACAAGAAGAAATTGATGTACAAACTGCTGAAAATGGTGATGTAATAAAAATAAACTTTGGAGTAGAAAGAATACCTGACCCAATGCTACTTGAAGAAATGAGACAGTATCAACCAGGTTTAAATGTGGATAGGTTAGTTTCATTTTGTGCATTAGTAGCCTTTGCACAAGTACAACAAAACAACAGAGGAAGGGTTACCAGAATTGAAATTAAAAATGATAAGTTGGAAAATCCACAAAAATTAAGTAAATTATCTGTAAGAACTCCCTTTAGACATATGGGTGTAAACTCTACAGGTTTAACTTCTATAAATGTAAAAAGAAATCTATTTAAAAATATAAAATAATGAATGTATATAATGCCCTTGATTTAAAAAAAGGTAAAAAGACGGAATATAACAAGATGGGTAGCTTAATGCAACCTGTACAATTTTTACCTAGTTCTGAAAAAGATGATGAATGGAGAGCATGGAATTTAGATTGGCTTGAATGGCAAGGTGTAAGACAGCTTAGACGTAATGCTGTACGTTTATTAAAAAATTATAAATTAGCTAAAGGAATAATTGATAAAAGAGATTATATTATAGATGAAGAAAATCCTAATGGAGAACTTATTGATATATTAACTAGAGAAGATAAAACTGCTTTAGAACTTAAATTTTACCCTATTATACCTAATGTAATTAATGTATTATGTTCTGAATTTAGTAAACGGTCATCTAAAATAATGTTTAGAACTGTTGATGAACTTTCTTATAATGAAATGTTAGAAGAAAAAAAGAACATGATAGAACAAGTTCTTATGCAACAAGCACAGTCTAAAATGACTGAAAAGCTTATTAACATGGGAATGGATCCACAATCTGAAGAATTTCAAGCAGAAATGGCTCCACAAAAATTAAAGTCATTACCAGAAATTCAAAACTTTTTTACAAAAGATTATAGAAATGTATATGAAGATTGGGCTACTCATCAACATGCTGTAGATACAGAAAGATTCCACATTGATGAATTAGAAGAAAGAGCCTTTAGGGATATGCTTATTACTGATAGAGAATTTTGGCATTTTAGAATGATGGATGATGATTATGAAATTGAATTATGGAACCCTGTACAAGTATTTTATCATAAATCACCTTCAGCAAGATATATATCAGAATCACATTGGGTAGGTATGATGGACTTATTAACTGTAGCTGATGTTATTGATAAGTATGGTTGGATGATGAATGAAGAACAATTAAAAGCATTAGAAGTTATATTCCCAGTAAGATCTGCTGGATATGCTATTCCAGGTATGCAAAATGATGGTTCTTACTATGATCCTACAAGAAGTCATGATTGGAATACAGAAATGCCTAGTCTTGGTTACAGACAGTTTATGAGTACATATGACAACACCCGTTGGAGTGGAGATGTTGTACAAGCTATATTAAATGAATCTGAAGATTTATTAGATTGGGGTAATGCTCATTTATTAAGATGTACTACAGCATATTGGAAATCACAAATTAGAGTGGGTCATTTAACTAAAATTACTGAATTAGGTGAATTAGTACAAGATATTGTATCTGAAGATTATAAAATTACAGATAAACCTTTATATGATAATACATTGTATAAAGAAAAATCAAAAGATACATTAGTATTTGGAGAACATATTGATTGGATTTGGATTAATGAAACTTGGGGTGGAATTAAAGTGGGTCCAAACAGACCTTCATTCTGGGGTATGAATAATCCTGGTGGATTTAATCCAATATACTTAGGATTAAATGGAGGTAAACCTGGTAGAATTCCTTTTCAATTTAAAGGTGATACAACATTATATGGATGTAAACCTCCTGTAGAAGGAGCAGTATTTTCTGATAGAAATACACGTTCAGTATCTATGGTAGATTTAATGAAACCTTTTCAAATTGGATATAACATTGTTAATAACCAAATTGCAGATATATTAGTAGATGAGTTAGGTACTGTAATTATGTTTGACCAAAATGCTTTACCTAGACATTCAATGGGTGAAGATTGGGGTAAAAATAATTTAGCTAATGCTTATGTAGCTATGAAGAATTTCCAAATGCTTCCATTAGATACATCTATTACAAATACAGAAAATGCATTAAACTTCCAACATTACCAAGTATTAAACTTAGAACAATCACAACGTTTGTTATCTAGGGTTAATTTAGCTAACTATTTTAAAAACCAAGCATTTGAAGTAATAGGTATTACACCTCAAAGAATGGGTCAACAGATAGGACAACAAACTGCTACAGGTATTGAGCAGTCAATTAATGCTTCATACAATCAAACTGAAGTTTATTTTGTACAACATTCAGATAATTTAATGCCAAGGGTTCATCAAATGAGAACTGAATTAGCACAATATTATCATTCTACAAAACCATCTGTAAGATTACAATATATAACTTCTAGTGATGAAAAAGTAAACTTTCAATTAAATGGTACAGATTTATTATTAAGAGATTTAAATATATTTTGTTCTACTAAAACAAATTCTAGAGCTGTAATGGATCAGCTTAAATCATTAGCACTTAATAATAATACTACAGGTGCTTCAATATATGATTTAGGAAATATTATTAAAGCAGATTCTATTTCTGAATTAACTAATGTTCTTAAAAAATCTGAAGAAAAAGCTAATAATATTAGACAACAACAACAGCAACATGAACAAGAAATGCAACAACAACAACTTGAAGCTGCACAAAAACAAGAATTAGCTAGACAACAATATGAATCTCAAGAAAAAGATAAAGATAGACAATCAAGAATAGTTGAAGCAGAAATTAGATCTGCTGGGTTTGGTGCAACATCTGATATAAATCAAAACCAAATGTCTGATTATCAAGATGCTTTATCTAGAATTCAACAACAACAAAATTATACTGATTCAACAAATCTTAAAAGAGAACAAGAAGTAAATAAAAATAGATTTAATGAACAAAAATTAAATATTGAAAAAGAAAAGTTAGCAGCACAACAAGACATAGCTAACAAACAATTGGAAATAGCCAGAGTTAACAAAAATAAATATGATGTTAAATCTGATAAAGAAGATAAAAAATAATAAACTTTTTAAAAATAAATAAATGTCTTTACAAAAACCAAAACCAAAAAATCCAATTAAATTTTCTATTTCATTAAATTCTGAACAAAAGGAAGCTAAAGAAAGAATCTTAAATTCAAAAATAACATTTTTAAAAGGTCAAGCTGGATCAGGTAAATCTTTACTTGCAGCACAGATTGCATTAGATCTTTTATTTAAAAAAGAAGTGGAAAAAATTATATTAACAAGACCTGTTGTTACAGCAGGAGAAGAAATAGGATTTTTACCAGGAGATAAAGATGCTAAATTGGCACCATATACAGCTTCTATATATGACAATATGTACAGATTGTATAATAAAGAAAAAATAGACAAAGAAATTTTAGAAGGAAACATTGAAGTAGTTCCTATTGGATTTATGAGAGGAAGAAACTTTTCAGATTGTTTAGTTGTTATAGATGAATCCCAAAATATAACACAGAATCAACTTGAACTTATTATAACAAGATTATGTGTAAATTCTAAAATGATATTTGTAGGAGATAATTCACAAATAGATTTAAAAGATAAACGTCAAAGTGGTTTTGACTACATGAGTAAAAAGCTTAGTTTTATAAAAGGTATACAAAGTATAGCACTAAAAACTAACCATAGAGACCCTATTGTAGAAGAAATTATCAATACTTTAAATGACAACTAAAATCATAGCCTTATTATCCACAAGAAAAATTCTTAAAAATAAAAATATTTAAATATTTAGAGTTTAAATAGTATATTAATAATATAAACAAAAACCAATATAAAATGGAAACCAATAACATTACAGACGTAAATACCTCTGTAGAAAAACTAGACTTAGACATTGATAGCTGGTTAGGAGCACCAGGAGCTGATTCGGTAATTACACCTACAGAACCTGAAGATTCAAAACCAAACATCTTTGATTCTTTAAAAACAGATATTTCTTTTTTAGATGCAGATAATAAATCTGAAACAGAAGGTAAAGTTAATGAAGAAGTGATGCAAAATATTAACAATATGTTGGATCAAGATTTAAAGTCTAATGAAGAAGAAGAAGAGGTAATAACAAAAGGAAGACCAAAAGCAGAAAAATCAGCTTTAGTTGGATTTCTTAAAAAAAGAATTGAAGCAAATGAAATGTTTGCATTTGATGATTACAATGAAGAAAAACAATCTTTAGATGATTATTTAAGTTCTTTGACAGAAAAAGATGTAGATGACTTGTGGCAAGCAAACATTTCAAATATTAAAAATGAAGTGGCAGCTAGTACTCCAGCAGAATTTTTTGAAAGTTTACCTGAAGAATTACAATATGCTGCCAAATATGTAGCAGATGGTGGTCAGGATTTAAAAGGATTATTCAAAGCTTTATCACATGTAGAACAAATGAGAGAATTGGATCCTACAGATGAAGCAGACCAAGAAAATATTGTAAAATCTTATTTACAAGCAACCAATTTTGGTGATGCAGATGAGATAGAAGAAGAACTTACAAATTGGAAAGATTTAGGACAACTAGAAAAAAAAGCCAAGCAGTTTAAACCTAAGCTTGATTTAATGCAAGAAGAAATTATTCAAGCAAGACTTGCAGAACAAGAAATGTTTAAACAACAACAAGAACAAGCAGCTAATGTTTATGTACAAAATGTTTTTGAAACATTACGTAATGGAGAATTAAATGGTGTTAGATTAGATAAAAAAGTTCAAAGCTTTTTATATAATGGATTAACTAACCCACAATATCCATCATTAAACGGAAGTTCTACAAATTTATTAGGTCATTTGTTAGAAAAATACCAATATGTTGAACCTAGATATGATTTAATATCTGAAGCATTATGGTTACTTTCTAATCCAGATGATTATAAAGCAAACTTAATAAGACAAGGAAAGAATCAAGCTGTTGAACAAACAGTAAGACAACTTAAAACAGAACA